GGCAGAGTTTCAGCCAACACGAAAGCCAAGACCTAAAAGTGATAGCACTTCAGTAATAGATGCATTCAATGATGCACATGACATGCACACTTTGATGGTTCAGTATGGATACAAGCCAACGTCCAAGGGTAGATACCTATCTCCCAACAGCACGTCAGGATTAGCTGGTGTTAAACTATTTGATGATGGCAGAGCTTACAGCCACCACGCATCCGATCCATTTGATAATGCCCATACATTTGATGCATTTGAATTGTGGTTACAGTTCGAACACATGGGCAACGTCCAGAAAGCGGTCAAAGAAGCCGCTCAAATATTAAACGTAACGCAAGACGAAGAGTATGATTTAGACAAGGAAGCAATCGAGCATGGCGCAAGAGTCGCCAAGAATATTATGTCTACAAAATCAAAAGAAGTAGACACACCACTAGGTGAAATACCTGAACATTTACTAAGTGTGCCTGGTGTTCTTCAGGATGTTGTAAATTACTACACTGTATCTGCAATTAAACCCCAACCTCAATTTGCTGTGCAATGTGCAATTGCATTTGGTTCAGTTGCAATGGGTCGTCGGTGGGTGACTGATCAGAGAAACTTCTCTAGCTTATACTTCTTAAATATTGGTGAGACAGGATCTGGTAAGGAACACACAAAAACTGTCATTGAGGAATTACTTGAACAGTCTGGGTTAGATGAATTAATAGGGCCTGCTGGCTATACTTCGAGTGCAGGTGTTTTATCTACACTAACTAAAAAGCCAACGCATGTCTCTGTAATTGACGAACTTGGGCGACAATTAAAGGCGGCATCTGCAAAGGGTATGCAACATAAAGCTGACGCAATAACTGCAATCATGGAATGCTTTGGACGCCAAGATGGAACTTTAAGGCAACAAGGTTACGCAACCAACACAATGAAATCGGCAGACGCAGAGAAGTTGGAGAAGGTTGTGAAGCGTCCATCTCTCACATTAGTTGGAATGTCTACACCATCAGAGTTTATGCAAGCTATTGGTGGAGGTGATGTTGCATCTGGATTGCTCAATCGTTTTATAATTGTGAAGTCTGAAATTGGTGTGCAGATGTCCCAGAAGAAAAGAAGGTCAACAATATCTGATCGACTTGCTACTTGGGCAAAGGATCATGCCAATGCAAATGAAGGTGACTTAGATACTGGCAACAGTCATGACATGCCACCACATCCACTAGAAGTTGCATTTACTCAGGAAGCTGAAGATCTTCTGCGTGAGTACGAGCAGAGATTGGTTAATGCAATTAAGAAGGAGACAGGTACAGGTCTGGAGGCTATGTACAATCGTAGCCGTGAGATTGCCATGCGTTTGTCTTTGATTATCGCTCGGTCAATGGGTCAGGACGAAATAGGTTCAGATGCAATGCAGTGGTCTATTGATTATGTAGATCACTATGCAATCCAAACTATCGAGATGTTCAGGTCTAATATGTCAGAAGGACCATTTGAAGCGGCATGTAAGGCAGTCTACGCACGAATAGAAAAGGCTGGGTTAACTGGCTTAACTGAACGTGAGTTAGCCAGAAGTGTATCAGCTTTTGCAAATATGGATAGGCGCAGACGCGCTGACATTCTCGATGCACTGCAAACTGACAGAGGTATTGAATGTAGAAATCAAAACGAAGGTGCAAAGGGTAGGCCAAGGTTTGCTTACTTCTCACCACCAATAAATTGAGAAAGGAGTTGAGATGTCAAATTTAAAAGTTTTACCAATTAAATCTGTTGATACTTACAATTGGTTATTGAAAAAACATTACGCAAAAAGAATACCAAACATAACAAATGCATTTGGATTGTTTGATGAATCTGAACTAATTGGTGTTGTGACTTATGGTATCCCCCCATCCCCAGCTCTCTGTATGGGTGTTTGTGGCGAGGAACATGCAAGTAAAGTAGTAGAGCTAAATAGATTATGCCTACAAGATAATGATAAGAATCAATCTTCTTTTCTAATATCTCAATCTTTAAAGATGCTACCAAAACCAAAAATTGTAATTTCATATGCTGATATAAGTCAGGGTCACGTTGGATATGTTTATCAGGCAACTAACTTTTTATATACTGGCCTGAGTGCAAAGAGAACAGAGTGGCGGATCATAGGATCAAACCTACATTCCAAAACTATTACTGAGCAAAGCACAATCGAAGAAAGAAAAAGCAATCCAGACAAATATGAATACATAGATAGGCCACGCAAACATAGGTATATTTATATTGTTGGAAGTAAGAAAGATCGAAAACTTTTAACTAAGTCTTTAAACTACGATCAGTTCCCTTACCCTAAAGGTGAAACAAAACAATATAACTCTGGAAGTAAAGTTATTACTCAAATGGTATTAGAATTATAAGAAAGGAAAACAAATGGCTAAATGGGCTACGAGCAAACATATAGAAGAAGCAACGCGAGGTGACATCCTCGACACTGCCAAGAAATATGTAACGAAAGATAGGGCGTCTGATCATGGCGACATGGAGGACAACTTCAAGATGATTGCAGACTTCTGGTCAACTTACTTAGGTGTAGAGGTAAAGACACATGATGTAGGTGTTATGATGAACCTCCTGAAAGTTGCACGAATCAAATCAAATCCAGAACATCCTGACAATTGGGTCGATGGGGCTGGCTACATGGCGTGTGGAGGTGAGATCGCAAGCAAAAGGAAAAGAACTACAATTCCGAAACTTGATGCCAACGGAAAGTTCGAAAAGCATAAGGAGGCGTTATGACTTTCTACACAATGCTTGTCCTGACATATGTCATAGATGGTACAGAGATCCAAAAGAAAACTTTGTATAGAACTGCATATGAATGCGGCAATGCACTGCCAGAAGCATACAAACCATATGAGGATATGGATAGCATGGGTCAGTGTATAGAGACAGATAAGGTATCGTCTAGCACTCTCATGCCAAAACTAAGACCGATTGATTTAGGAAAATAGTCGTGTAAGGTGGCGGTTATATTCGTATTAATGTTAGCGCATTTGGTAGCGAATATGCCTGAAGTGAGATCTGATATTAACATGCCCGATAATAACTGATTTCATTTAACCACCTTACCGCATAACTATAAAGTTTGATGATGTCTAAGGCAATAAAAAAAGACCCACCTTTGCAGTGCGAAACCTGGCCAAGTGGGTCTAGTTTAGTAAGACAAGGATACAGGAAGAGAAAAGAAAAGATCCTTTGTCGAGCAGTCAAATTCTTCTTATCACAAAACCATCAGTCCTACAACTACAATTAAAAGTGTGGCAACTAACAGAAATCCAGAGAAGATTTCCTTTGTCAGTCCAACATTAAATAGTAGCTTTGGTTTCTTATCGTGGACTTCAATGTGACCACGCAAGTTAATTGATATCCACTTGCCACTTTCGATGGGAACTTCACCTGACTGTGTGTATACCCACAAACTCTTGTGGCCTAACCTTTTGCCTGAGTTCATCTTAATCCAATCAGGGAAGTCATTGGTAAAGGTTATGTGATTGAAACCTTTAAACTTCCATCTCTTAATAATCATACTCATTCCTTTCTAAACTTCTTGAAATATTTCTTCTGCCAGATGTAGTGGCAGTTCGATTGTGGTTACCCTATAGTCACACTTAGGGCAAACCTTTCGACGTTTGGTAGTTAAAAATCCAAAGGCAGAATGCGCCCTAGAATCCTTTGCCGCTAGTTTTATACTGCGACAGTGAGGGCAATAACTAGACGACAATTTTTTTATTGGTTCCATTTTAAAATCCTAACCAACGCTTTAGTTTTGGAAACCAATTGCTTGGCTTGATGTCTTCTTCCATTTCCTCAAGCGCATTTTTAAGAGATTGCATTTCACTTGCTTGCTTCTCTTTTTCTGTTTGAACTGTGTCAGGCTCACCAAATGCAACACCAACGGATGCAATCTCATCGATAACACTTGGCTTGCCATATGGTATGTCCTTAACAGCTATGCGGTTCATAACTGACGAGGGTGAACGCTTTAACGCTTTGGCGATCTCCTTGGTAGATACCTTGGCTTCTCGCATTAATACAAGCTCTGCGTCCTCCGCTTGTGTCCAATATTTATAACCCATTTTTATTCTCCTTTTTAATTAGACTTTTCAAGCCTTGTTCAAAACCACGTTGAAAATCATTGTCTGCTGGATCTTGTGCAAACAACATCAATGAACTTTCTACGCAGTAAATTTCTCCAGATGCGACTTCTTCTTTCGCGCATTTATACCCTTGTGAGTAATCAGAATTTAAAAATATTACGTTACCCATTACGCCACCTCCTTAAAAGTTTCTTTGTTGATAGCAATTGCCTGTAAAATTGTTGGAACACGACGCCCTTTAGTTGTCACTGCAACAGCTTCATATTCGTCTGTTTCAATTGCGCCTTTTTGAATAAGGCTAGAGATAACACCCCTATATATTTTTGGGTCTAAATCATATTTTGTGAATATTGTTAAATTTTGTGGCCTACCATCAATAGTAAGCTCCCATGTATCAAGGTGAGGATACTCCCCATCATCTGATTGCCATTGACCATTATCATCCAAGTTTTTGTGATTGTTAGCTAAAATGTTAAGAACATTCATTTCAAGGTCTGTGAAATTAGATGACTTGTTAGACTTAACTTCATTGCCGTGAAAGATTTCAGTACAATAACCAACACTGTCTATCATTATGATGCAGTCAAAGTTTGGATAGTTTTCAATTTCATCGCGTGTGGCAAAGATGTGTTTGATATCCCAACCACCAACTGCATTAGTTTCTTCCATTTTGCCGTGAT